GGATCACCAAGGCATCGCTGGCTGACAAGTTCGCCTCGCCGACCATGACGATGGTTCACTGGCGGCGGATGGTGTGCAACCTTCCGACGCGCAGCGAGATGGCTGCTGTCCAGGAAGTGGAATGGCATGGCGCTCGGGTCGATGAACCGATCCCCGAGGGTGAGCACATTTGGTGCGGCCTCGACATTGCCTGGAAGTGGGACACGAGCGCTGCCGTACCGCTCTGGATGCGGGATCCGCAGTATCGCCTTCTTGGCCCGGCTCGCATCCTGGTCCCACCCCGCGATGGCACACAGATGGACGAGGACGTCGTCCGGCGGGCGCTGACTGAGATCCACGAGCGCAACCCGATCGACTGGCTGGTGGTGGATCCCACCGATGCTCGGGAGCTGGTGCGCTGGGTGACAGAGGAATTGGGCGTCGGCATCGTAGAGCGGCCCCCGACGGTCCTTACCCGGATCGAGGATTTCGCCCGCTTCATGGAGGCGCTACGCAACGGCTGGCTCAAGCACAGCGGCGACCGCGGCCTGACTCAGCATGTCCTCAATGCCCAGGTTCACATTCTGCCCAAAGGCGATCCCGTCTTCGAGCGGCCATCACAAACCCGCCAAGGCGGGAATCAGGAGTTGCGCGTGATTGACGCTTTGAGTGCTGCCGCAATGGTGCACGCCGTAGCCTCGGCGCAGCCTGAGCCGAAAGCCGAAGTCTTCTTCGCATGGCGGTGACGATCAGGGAACGAATCGCCAACTGGCTGGCACCCGTCCGGTCTGCCTATCCGGCATGGAATGACCCGGTAGACAACTTCCTGAACCAGGTCACGATGGGTGGCGTCACCTACGGGTTGCGTCAGACGCTCACAAGCACTTCTGAACCGATCGGCGCTGATTACTTGGGCCTCGCCCAAGGCGGCATGAAATCGAATGGCGTCGTCTTCGCGGCCATCCAGGCTCGCCTCATGCTCCTGAGCCAAGCCCGGTTCCAGTGGCAGAAGATGGTCAAGGGTGTTCCCGGCGACCTGTGGGGCAACGCTGATCTCGCCCTGCTCGAACACCCCGAGCCAGGCCGCGTCACTTCTGATCTGCTGGCCCGCGCCAGCGTCGACGTGGATCTCGCCGGTAACCACTTCCTCGCTCGCCGGGTCACTGCCGATGGCGTCCGCCTGAAGCGACTGGAGCCGTACTTCGTAGACATCATCACCGGCGGCAAGAGCATCGACGCTGCGGTAGAGGGCTACATCTACTACCCCGGCGGCCGCTACTCGGGCGAGACGCCGGAAGTCCTGCTACCGGAGGAGGTCGCCCACCTCGCCCCGTTGCCTGACCCACTGCATCGCTACCGGGGTATGAGTTGGATAACCGCCATCATCGCGGACATCCAGTCCGACTCGGCGGCCACTGCCCATAAGCTGCGGTTCATTGAGAACGGGGCCACGGTCAACCTCGTGGTTACCATCGACCAACCCACGCAGGAGTTGTTTGACGCGGCGGTGGCGAAGTTCGACGCCTCCCACAAGGGTCTTCGCAACGCTTTCAAGACGCTCTTCAAGACACCTGCCACCACGGTCGATGCCATCGGCGCCAACCTTCAGGAGATGGAGTTCAGTGTCCAGCAGGGCCATGCCGAGACGCGGGTGGCGATGGCGTCAGGGATTCACCCAGTCATCCTCGGAGCTTCCGAGGGATTGCAGGGTTCCTCGCTGAACCAAGGCAACTTCATGGCCGCCCGCCGACTGGTGGCGGATATGACCCTCCGCCCGTGGTGGGGCAACTTTGCCAGCTCGCTTGAGGTGGTTCTGCCGCCACCCGGCGGCTCACGCCTCTGGTACGACGACCGCCACATCCCGTTCCTCGCCGAAGACGTGAAGGACGCGGCCAACGTCCTTCAGCTCAACGCGCAGACGATGAAGGCGTTGAGCGACGGTGGCTGGGAGGCTGATTCGGTGGTCGAAGCGGTGACCTCGGGTGACCTCAGTCGCCTAAAGGGCAAGCACACCGGGTTGTTCAGTGTCCAGCTGAATCCGCCGGACTCAGATGAGCCAGACATGAATGGGCAACCGCCCAAGGACGAAGCCAATGCCCTGGTCAATCTCGAAGGATGACCGCTGCCCGGCAGACATGCCGTGGGCCGTGGTCAAGGATGACGATAACTCGCTCGAAGGCTGCCACATGAGCAAGGACAAAGCACAAGATCAGCAGGCGGCGCTGTACGCCAACGAAGGCAAGTCCCGCCCGCCCAAAGATGATCTCGTTCGGGGCATCTTCCCCGGCTTCGAGATGCGCGCCGCTGCGGATGACAAGCCGCCCACCCTGTTCGGCTACTTCACGCCCTTCAACGAGTGGGCGCGGATCGACTCGGTGTGGGAAGGCACCTTCATGGAGCGCACGGCGCCCGGTTCATTCCTAAAGACGATCGCCGAGAACCTCGCCGACATCAAGGCGCTGTTCCAGCACGGCCAGGACCCGCAGATTGGCGACAAGCCGCTCGGTCCCGTCTCCGTTCTGCGTGAAGAGGAGTTCGGCCCGTATTACGAGGTCCCGCTTCTCAAAGCGCCCTATGTCCGCGATGACTTGCTGCCTGGCTTAGAGGCTGGTCTGTACGGCGCCTCCTACCGCTTCAAGGTCATCCGCGAGGAGCCGGATAAGTGGTGGGAAATCACTCCTTCGAAGGCCACTGCCCATAATCCAGACCGATTGCCGGAGCGGACGATCAAGGAAGTCCGCCTCTTTGAGTTCGGCCCGGTCACCTTCCCCGCCTATGCCTCGGCCACCGCCGGGATTCGCTCACTCACCGATGAATACATCGTCGATCGACTTCGCTCCAAGCCTGACCGGCTACGCGACCTGATCGAGTCCTTCCAGGTACCAGCACCTTCTGACGACGCCGGGCAGCCGCCCACCTCGCCGGAACGCCGCGGGGCCGCGCCCATACCGCCACTGGCGGTTCCCCGTTTCCGTTCCCGCAAGGAGTTTCTCGAATGGCTACTCAGCCAGACTTCCACGAGCTAGACGAGCTGCGCTCGGTCGAAGAGCTCGCCAACCTGCAGGGCAGTCTCCAGTCTGATCTGGACGCCCTCAACACCGAGTACGAAGGCTTGCCCTTCCCGCCCGAGGCCGGCAGCGTGTTCGCCGATAAGACCGAAACCCATGCTGAGGTCGGCCGGCGCATTGCCGAGCTGACTGCCCGCAAGGCGGTCCTCGCCAAGATGGCCGGGGACGAGAACAAGGTCGAAGCTCCGACCATCGCTATCAAGCCCAGTTCCCGTGAGTTGGACATCTACGACTCGCGGGCATGGGTGAATGCCCCCACCGCCGAGAAGCGCGACCAGATCCTGCGTGATCACGCCATGCGGGCGGTTGAGGTTGCGAATATCCCCGATGTCCGTCAGAAGGCGGACGAGGCCAAGCACCGCATCTCGACGTTCCTGGACTACAGCGACTCCAAGGACAAGGAGTTGGCCCGACGCATCCTGGCAACGGGAGCCCCGGACTACCGCAAGGCGTTCCAGATGTACGTCGAAACCAGCGGTGAGTCGCGTGCTGCCGCACTGGCAGTCGGCGTGGACACGACCGGTGGTTTCTCGGTTCCGTTCGCCTTCGACCCGACCATCATCGGGATCGGGGCATGGACGAACATCAACCCGTATCGGGCAGCCTGCCGCACGGTGACCATCTCGGGCACCGACACCTGGCAGGCACTCACCGCAACCGCTGTTGTCGCCGCATGGGCGACTGAGGCGGCAGCGGCCACTGAGCAAGGCCCGACCTTCGCCAAGCCGGAGTTCATCGCCAAGCGGGCGCATGCCTTCGTGACTGCCTCCTATGAGATGGTTCAGGACCGCCCCGACTTGGCTGCCGAACTCGGCACCTTGTTTGCCGAGGCCAAGGACAATCTCGAAGAGAGTTCGTTCACGACTGGCGTCGGCACCACCGTCAACCCGCAAGGCATGTTCCTGGACGGAGCGTTCACGGCCATCGAGACTGTGACCAACAACGTCTACGCCATCGCCGATGTCTACGCCCTGGAGTCTGGACTTCCGATCCGGCACCGCGCCAATGGGGCGTGGTTCTTCAACCGTTCGGTGATCCACACCACCCAGGGCTTCGAGACTGTCCGAGGCGAGCTGTTCGGCGGGACCAACTACGGTTCGGTCGGCACCGTGCAGACGAATCCCGGTGGCAATACCGGCCTGCGTCTGCTCGGCTACCCGGTGTGGGAGGTGCCCACGGCATCCGCCCTCATCACGACCTCCGGCGCGATCATCGGCGTGTTCTGCGATCCGCGGAACTACGTCATCCTCGATCGCATCGGCATGAGCGTGAAGGTCATCCCCGACATGCTCAATGGCGCAACGCCGTCCTTCCCGACCGGGGAGGTTGGCGTCTACGCCTTCTGGCGTGGCACCGCCCGCGTGCTGAACGCGGACGCTGGCCGTCAGATCAAGGTCAACGCACCGTAATCCAGAAGGGGGCGGGGCCCTCCCTCGCCCCGCCCCCTCCCTTCAGGAGATAACGCGATGGCCAAATCCAATGTCCTCGTCGCCCTCAGCGCCTTTGTAGGCGAATACAAGGGCGGACGGGTTACGTTCTCGCAAGGCGATCTGATCGAAGCAGATCATCCGATCGTTGCCGCGAATCCCCACCTGTTCGGCCCACCCACCTTCCGCTACCCGATGTCCGCCAAGGCTGAGTCGAGAGTCGAACAGGCTACCGCCGCTCCCGGCGAGAAGCGAGGCCACTGATGGGTTACGGCTACACCCCGACCTCCGCCACTACGGCCGCGGTCGCCAACCGGATCGTGACCACGACCAACATGATCGTGGGTGCCTACACCATCGCCAACGCCAGCCCGGTGTGGGCCGGTGGCGCACTCATCACCGTGACGCATACCGCGGTGACCGGGACTGACACGCTCGGCACGATTGTCATCGTGGGCAAGGACCTGGCCGGGCAGACCATCACCGAGACGATCACGCCCCTGGACGGCACGGTCGCCACCGGGACCAAGGTGTTCCGCTCGGTGACTTCGGCTACTGGCGTGGGCTGGGTCATCAACGTCGGTAACGACACCCTCGTCATCGGCGTCGCGGCTGGGAACTACGTCGCCAGCGGCAACGGCACACTGCACTCCCTGGTCATCAATACCGCCGCCGCGGCGACCATCGTGCTGTCCGACCAGAAGGGCACCATCGCCACTATTCCAGCTTCCCAGGCGGCGGGGACCGAGTACCTCTATA